ACATGTCCAAGCGCCAGATCGCGCAAGAACTTCAGTGTAATTTCAATACTTCTGGAGAAACAGTAATAGATCCAGACGACATAACTTTGTTATCTACCTTTGTCAAGGATCCCAAATATCGTACAGGCTTTGATCGCAATTTTTGGATTTGGGAAGAGTTTGATCCAACTTGCAATTATTTGTTATCCGCAGATGTTGCTAGAGGGGATGGCGAAGATTATTCTACTTTTCACATGATAAAACTAGAAACGCTAGAATGCGTTGGAGAATATCAAGGAAGATCAACGCCCGATATGTTTGCCAACTTGCTCAATCAGACCGGTCGAGAATTTGGCAATTGCATGTTAGTTGTCGAGAATAACAATATTGGCTACACAGTTCTAGATAAGCTGATAGAATATGGTTATCCGAATTTATATTATTCTATTAAATCAACACACGAATATATTGAACAACATCAGGCCGAAGCTCGAACATCGGCTGTACCCGGATTTTCAACAAGTATGAAAACACGGCCGCTGATTATTGCAAAATTGGAAGAGTTTATCAGAAATAAACTAATTAAAATATATTCTTCTCGCACTATTAATGAGATGAAAACTTTTATTTGGAGGAATGGTAAACCACAAGCAATGAAAGGTTATCATGATGATCTTATCATGGCTCTTGCAATTGCATGCTGGGTTCGCGATACCGCGCTACAAGCAAACGCGAGAGATTTAAATTATCAAAAAGCTTTTGCAGATGCTATTATTACAACAAGAACAACTATGAACACACAAGTCAAAGGACAAGACGGATATAAACAGGATAATGTCTTAGATCAAATAGCCGAAGTTAAAGAATTATACGAACAATATAAATGGATTATAAAGTGAGAAAGTAAATGCCACCTAATAGAAATAGAAATACAAAAAACCCAGCAAATTCACAATCAGATCTTTTTAAAGCTCTAACGAGATTATTTTCTGGGCCAATCATCAGCTATCGATCACAATCAGGTCGAAGAATTAGAAGACAACATTTAGATAAATTCGGCTCAAGATTTAAATCTGCGTCCGGACAACAATTTAAGAAGACTCTTTATAGTCCTCTTGACGTTGTTGCTGTAGATGCAATTGCCAATCAGCGTAGAACGGAGCGCTATGTCGATTTTGATCAAATGGAATATATGCCTGAGATTGCATCGACAATGGATATTTATGCAGATGAAATGACAACATATTCGGAGTTAAGTCCGATGCTAAATATTAATTGTTCAAATGAGGAAATTAAAGCCGTTCTTGCTATACTGTATGAACAAGTTTTAAATGTTCAATATAATTTATTTGGTTGGGGCCGTACAATGTGTAAATACGGTGATTTCTTTTTATATCTAGACATTGATGATCAATATGGCGTAAAGTCAGTTATTTCTCTTCCTCCTGCCGAGATTGAAAGAATGGAGGGCAAAGAGGCAACAAACCCAAATTATGTTCAATTCCAATGGAACTCTGCCGGAATGACTTTTGAAAATTGGCAGATTTGCCATTTCCGTATTTTAGGTAATGATAAATATGCTCCATATGGTTCGTCTATTCTAGAGCCTGCTCGTCGTATCTGGCGCCAACTTACGCTTATGGAAGATGCCATGATGGCATATCGTATTGTTCGTTCGTCTGAACGTCGTGTATTCAAGATTGACGTTGGCGCAATTCCACCGCAAGATGTTGAACAATATATGGAAAAGATTGTATCGCAACTTAAAAGACATTCTGTTATAGATGCATCGTCCGGCCGCGTTGATCTTCGTTATAACCCAATGAGCATTGAAGAAGATTATTTCATTCCTGTTCGTGCTGGTAGTGTAACAGATATTCAAAATCTTGCCGGCGGCACAAACACGACAGCTATTGATGATGTAAAATATCTTCGTGATAAATTATTTTCGGCTCTTAAAATCCCACAAGCATATCTTGCAATGGGTGAAGGTGCAGCAGAAGATAAGACAACTCTCGCACAGAAAGACATTCGTTTTTCGAGAACAATCCAAAGACTTCAGAGGGTTATCATTGCAGAATTAACCAAGATTGGCATCATCCATCTTTATACTTTGGGCTTTAGAGGTGACGATCTTCTTAGTTTTTCTCTTTCGTTAAACAACCCATCCAAGATTGCTGAATTACAAGAAATTGAACATTGGAAACAGAAGTTTGATATTGCCGCTTCTGCGACTGAAGGCTACTTCTCTCGTCGTTGGGTTATGGAAAACATCTTTGGTATGTCCCACGAAGAGTTTTCCAGAAATCAAAAAGAAATGTATTATGATCGTAAGCATGATGCGGCGTTACAACAAGTTGCAGAAGCTGCTGCAGCCGAGGGCGCCCCAGGAGGTGGACTTGGTGGAGAATTGGGCGCCGAATTAGGTGGCGAGCTTGGTGGGCCCGAAGAGATGCCGGCCGCAGAAGCAGGCGGTGAAGCTGCAGAAGCCCTTGGTGGCGAACTTGGTGGCGAAGAAGGTGGTGGTGAAGAGTCAGCATTATTGGCAGTTCCTCCCGGCTCACGTAACGCTCCACGTTTAACTCCTGGCGCCAAGGGTAAAGTATATTATCCAGCTAAAAGAGATGGCCGCGGCGATGCAGGTTTTCACAAGAATCAGTTAGCACAGGGCAACCTGGAGAAAAGGGGGCGCGCCGCACGAGCTAAGTTCCCGGGTTCTGAAATCAATACTATTCCTAGTATTGCGAAAGGGATTTATGAAGAGGACCAATCTATTTATAATTTGAAAGAGAAGTTTGAAGAAGAAAAACTATTTGAAGTTAACGAATCTATTCGTTCATTGCTTGAGGGTCTGGAAATTAAAGAAAATACATCATTGGAGCACAAAGAATGAAGATAAAGCACAATAAAAAAAGAAACACAGCTTTTGTTTATGAAGCGCTTGTGAGAGAAGCCACTGTCGCTATTCTCAAAAATGATCGCGAGAGAAAGAATAAAGTTATTTCCATAATAAAGAAGCATTTTCATAATGAAAGTATGCTTCACAAAGATCTAGAATTCTATCGTTCCTTATACGAAAATCAAAACCTAGATCAAAAGACCTCTGAGAAAATTCTCAGAGAAGTGAGATTACAGAAACAATTAGTTGATTCGAAATACTTATTTGAACAACAAACAAAATTAATTCGCGACATTAATAAAGAATTATCTTCTGAAGTTTTTAACAATTTTGTTCCGAACTATAGAACTTTGGCAACAATCGATCAAATCTTTTCTTTAAAGACTTCACCTAAAGATTGTGTTATTTTAGAAAACGAGATTGTTAACAATATGAGAAGTAAAGTAGTTAATGGTGCAGCAGTTCCGGTTGATAATCTTACATATAATACTTTTGTTAAGAAGTTTAATGAGAAATACGAGAGTGAATTATTAAATGAACAGAAAGAACTGTTAACTTATTATATTGCTTCATTCGCTGATAATGCACTCGAACTAAAAGTATTTTTAAATGAAGAGCTATCAAGACTTAAAACAAAATTAATTGAATCAAAGAAAGTCGAAGAAATTAAGAACGATGAAGATATGCTGCGAAAGACTAACGAAGTAATTGAAAAATTACAATCGTTCACAACCGCGCAGATTACTGAAGATGTTTTATCAACAGTATTAAAAACCCAATCATTAGTTGAGGAAATTTATAATGGCGATAACGATTAAAGTTGGCGAAGAAGCTAATAAAAAATTAGTCACTCTTGAAATAAATCTCCGCAAAAGTTTAAACGGAGATTTGATGATCTTTGATCACGGCGACATTGATATCGTATTATCTACATCAAACAATAAAGTTATAGCATTCCCCAAAGAAGTTATTTCTGATTATGTATATGGCGCCCAGAATAGATTATTCACATTTCTTCGTAAGAGAGGCGCCGTAATTCCAGAATCTATTCAAGCAGGCTCTTTTTATGGTTCTTTTGAGGCTATGATGCAGACACCCAAAAATGAAGATATGAGCGCTGCCAAAATAACACTAGTTAATATTTCAGAATTTATTGACGAAGAACGTCCTTATTTCGAAGCTACCGATGCGATTATTTCTATGACCGATGATGAGCTTATCGATCCAGATAAGGAAGATTCCACAGAACTTGGTGAAGTTCCACACGCTGCCGAACAAGGTGCTATCCGTAAAGGTTTCGTTAGGGATCCCTATTCGCTGAACTACTTGTATACAATGTAGGTACCCCCTTATGTCTGACATGAAATTGATAATGGAGAGGTGGCGTTCATCTTTAGATGAGATTTTAGGTTTTGGCCAAAAGGGCGCCACTCCTGCCGGCGAAGAACCGCAGATGAAAACCATACAGGATATAAAAACTGTGGGTGATTTACGTGCGCTGATACAAACGGCTCAATTAAAAAAGAGAGGAGAACAGTTGAAAGGTGGCGTTGTAGATGCTGTAAAAAGCGCAATTGTTGATGAAATAGTTGGCAAAGTTCCTGGGCTCGCAACGGCTAAGAATATGTTTGATCTTGCAAGAAGTGCCTATACTCTCCCTGACGAAGCAACACAGGGCACTGCGTTAAAATATTTGAATGTTGATGACGATATTTCTAAAATTGTCGATGATCCTATCGAAAATGCCTTTCTTAGTGCGTTGGGTAAAGCAATGGAACACATGCCTGACGATAAGCCTTTGTCGGATATAGACATCACAAAAGAGCTTCAAGCTTATATTGCAAAAGAGTTTAACAAGAAAAGCGTAACTGCTGATGTGAATGTTACATCGGGTATTGCGTAAATGGAACTGCTGACATTTATATTAGTAGCATATGGCCTCACTCAAATTATAATTTACGGTAAGATTT